TCAAGCCAGAAAGTTAAAGAAGAGCGACTCTGATTCTCAAGCCAAAGGCAGCGAGGAAAGTTCTGACGAAACTGACTCTGAGTCACGTCGAGTAACTACTCGTTCTCAAGCCAGAAAGAAGAACTCTGCCGAGGAAAGTTCTGACGAAGAGTCACGTCGAGTTCAAGCCAGAAAGAGCGAGGAAAGTGAGATCAGCGAAAGTGAGGATGAGCTGTTGGAAGATGCCATCAAGAGAGGTAAATCATACAATAAATGAAAAAAAAGAAAATAAAGGAAGACAAATGGGTCACCCAATTTAATGGTCTTAAGACCATCAAATTGGCGCAAAAAGGGCGAGCATGGTCTAAATCAAACAAATTGCCAATTTAATGGTCTTAAGACCATCTTGGCGCAAAAAGGGCGAGCATGGTCTAAATCAAACAAATTGCCAATTTAATGGTCTTAAGACCATCTTGGCGCAAAAAGGGCGAGCATGGTCTAAATCAAACAAATTGCAATTTTTTTCCAAGACACACGGAACCACTTCAGTTCAAAAACCAGAAAATTGATTGACTTCAACCAAAAAAACAAAGTATTTAATTCTACCGATCAGGTGCCAGAATCCAGCAGTCTCAATGGAACAAATCATTCACACAACTACAACCGACATTGACAAGTCAACCGACATTGAGTCAACCGACATTGAGTCAACCGACATTGAGTCAACCGACGACAAGTCAACGTCAACCGACTTTGACTTTGACTATAGGGGGGTGTATATACCCGATGACGACTATACACCCGACACCGACGACGACAACGAGGAGTACATCTACGAGAACATCTTCGATCAAAAGTACTCTGAGTTTATTAACAAAGAGATTGAAGACATTGATCAATTGCCAAAGGAATTGGTTGGCGAGTGGAACTTCATATCGCAATGTTTTTGTTTAACACCTGCATTCATCGAAAAATATCACGATAAGATAAACTGGCACTATATCGGCCAATATCAAATCATACCAGATGCGTTGATCGTCAAATTTATAGACAAGATCGATGTATTGAGAATTATTCAATTTCAAAACAATTTGAACCGAGATTGTATAGCAGAAGAAGTAGAAGACCTTATTCGAAAACAGATATTAGAAAAACTAAACAAGGAAAAGGTAACTGGTTGGGTGGATATGAAAATTGCGAATAAGGATATCGGAAAATTTTCGGTAAGTGCCGCCAAACTATACAACTTTACTCGCGCTTACTTTTCCTCGGAGGACCAATACAAATTAACAAAACTCTTACTAAAGAAATACTATTTAAAAGAGGTAACAACTGAGAATGTTTACGGTGAGATTATATCGATATGTCACGACGATAACCTTTTAGATTTATCCAACGCAATAATTGAAAAATTGTGGTTGCGGGATCCTGAGATCTTTAAACTTTTCGAAGACAATAACGAATATTACGAATATTACGAGAGATGTAAAGAAATAGAAAAAATTCTTAATGACTTTAAGAACGAACTAAAATTAAATTAAGAACGAACTAAAAGAAATAAAGGAAGACAAACGGGTCAACCCAAACCATTAAATTATCCCGTACAACAACCACCATCATCACAAACGTGTCATCCTCATCCACATCGGCTGCAAGCAAATGCCTTCAGGCAACGAGTACAAAAATTGATTCATAAAATTTAAATTTTTAGAAATTTATAAGTCATATCAACATGTCTTACTCCAAATATTATTTTGATTTCGTTAAAAACAATCCAGATAAACCATGGAATTGGTATGCGTTGTCTGGAAATCCGAACATTACATGGGACATTGTGAGAGACAATCCAGACAAACCGTGGGACTGGGAGTTCTTGTCTGGAAATCCGAACATCACTATGGACATTGTGAGAGACAACCCAGACAAACCGTGGGACTGGGATGAGTTGTCTAGAAATCCGAACATCACATGGGACATTGTGAGAGACAACCCAGACAAACCATGGGATTGGTTTGCGTTGTCTAGAAATCTTACATGGGACATTGTGAGAGACAATCCAGATAAACCGTGGGACTGGTATGGGTTGTCTAGAAATCCGAACATCACCCGGGACATTGTGAGAGACAATCCAGGCAAACCAATAGGGTTGTCTAGAAATCCGAACATCACTATGGACATTGTGAGAGATAATCCAGACAAACCATGGAATTGGTATGCGTTGTCTAGAAATCCGAACCTCACCCGGGACATTGTGAGAAACAATCCAGATAAACCGTGGGACTGGGATGCGTTGTCTGGAAATCCGAACATCACATGGGACATTGTGAGAGATAATCCAGACAAACCATGGGATTGGTATGCGTTGTCTGAAAATCCGAACATTACATGGGACATTGTGAGAGACAATCCAGGCAAACCATGGAGTTGGTTTGGGTTGTCTAAAAACAAAATGGTCTATCAAAAGAAATGTTGGGAAGCAGTAGCAGTGATAGAGAATAGATGGCTTGAAAAGATGTATGCTCCTACTTCAAATTATGTTAAAACATTGAAGGACCACTTTGAAAATCTGAAAATCTCTTGGCTTGCTTAAAATTTGGCGCTCTGCGCCCTACCATAAAATTTGGCGCTCTGCGCCCTACCAGATCCCGAACTCAATCCCGCGAAGCGGGATGGATCTGGCGCCTCCTCCTTTTATTTCTCTCGTCTCTTCTTAGCGTTTGGGTATAATCCAAGTTTTTTAATCTTTTAAAAACATTAAAAAATTGTTTATGGAAAAGATCCCAAGTCGCTCAGAACCCGTTTTGTCTCGGCGATCAGGTTGTCTTGTAGAGTCTCCACATCCTCGAATATACCTGGGTTGATCGAGTACACGACCTTCGTCCACAACGGCTGCGTGGAGAGGAAGTTGGCTAGCAGCTCCCTATCCTGCAGCTTGGCGTTGACCTCGTGTTTGGCGTCGTCTAGGTCTTTGTTGGTGAGGGCGGAGGAGGCGTAGTAGAGCATCTCTCGTGTTTCGATGGGGATATCAAAGTAGTCGCGTAGTTTGATCGGATACGCCAGATACACTTCCAACTGGTCCACCACGTGCAGTGTTTGGATCTTGGCGCGCGCGATCTTCTCCAACTCAGACATCACAAATGGTCCACGGACCAGGAAGGACGCGATTTCGCGCACCCGACTCAACTCGTTCACCAGCAGATGCATCTTGAACTGGAGACTGACGTAGAGGATGGAGAGGATCATGCGGTCCCCGCAGGTAGCCATCGCGTCCTGGATAATGTTGCATGACTCCTGCATGAATTCCTCGTTACGGTCCATTTCAACTAGCATCTCGCGGATATGTGGCAAGAGCTGTCTGATGATGCCTGTGGTCGAGTCGTTGTGAATGCGGGCGAGCCACTTGGCGAGGTGTTGCTCGCACGAGACGTTGGTCAATGGGATCAACTCGGAGCCAAAGAGAAGTTGCAGCGTCTGGCCGATTGGGGGGACGGTGTTGTTTTGCTCGTGCACCGCCATATCGAACTGGATGCGCGGTCTGCGTTCGAAAGGCACGTTGTCGATGTTTCGTATTAGCGAGTCGAGCGAGTTCTGGGACAACGCGCACTCCTCGAAGTTCAGTCGCAACCAGTTCGAAGTGAACAGAGATGGGTGGAAGCTAGTGATGTTGCAATTGCGGAAGGTGATCGTGAGCGATTTGTCTATAGTTTCAAACGAGTCTGGGAAGAAGATACTGTGGTAACCCTCAATAACAATTTTTAGTCTTCCAACTCTATTGCAAAAATACGGTAGTTCAGCCAAATTAATGGTTGCATTGGGGCTTTCAGCTTCGAAGTTAATTTGTACGCGATATGTCGTTGCGATGGAGGATTTGAATATGTATTCGGGCGAGGTTCCATAAACCTGGATAGATAGGGTAATCACGGCATTAGACATATAGATAGATTGGGGGTATGTAATCACGATATCAGACATGTCAATGTTACAGTGTCGGAATTCATATTTCGTCTTGGGGGGGAACATCTTGAAGAAGTGGGGGTCTACATCTGCGATAACGTTCTCGAATGTGATCTTTTCGACGTCCTGAAACATTTTATGTCTGTTGTACAGTACTGTGTACGGACCCTTCAGATGCTGGTCTATTTTTATCTGCCTTGGGTTGAAAAACGGGATAAACAGTGCATTGAACGGCAGACTATATGTTCGATCTTCGAACACCTGTTCTAGAGTGCTGTTGCTGTTTTTAGCTTGCGATAACCATAGAGCGACATTTCTGTTTGTAGACAGTGTCTGATCCGCTGAGATATTAAAGTATAATTTGTCCGGTGTTATCCGAAGAGGCAGTGTAAAACGGTTGTATGGTGGTTGTGACTCTGAAGATGAGACTTCTAGAAGTCTCATCAATTTGCGCGTATTGCGTCGCCCGTCGGGCAGGTGGTACCTAATAAGATGTTCAACCGACGCATCCAATTCCAGCTCTGAAAGAAATGTTGGTAGAAAGTACGGTTCTTTGAACTGTCCGTCCCGCATAACACCCCCCTCCAACTTGTACGAGTCCGGTGTTAGACACAGCCGCAAGTCGGATCTTTCCCTCCTATAAATTTCTTCATCCACAATCACTATGTCGTTTATTGGATGATCATATTTGAGTAAACACACTTTTGGGTCCACAACCTTTAGTGCGGTTGGGTATCTGTCTACAACCAATTGGATCATGCACAGATCGAACAGCAAGGCTTTGTTTAGCTTAAAGCCGTCGTCTAGGTCTAGGTAGGGTTCGGTGGTATTGTTCTGAAACACATACACAAAGTTGGGCATGTGTTTGGTCATGGGGTTGAATATGTTGATGACGGGACCGCGTTCATCGTTTCGGAACACTTTCGCCCCGATCTTCAAGTAACCGCGGCTCGTCGGTACTGTGGAAGTGCTTGCTAGAGCAAAGTGAGCCTTGTTGGAGTCGTACCGCAACTTGTTGTCTCCGAAGACCGTCAGTGATAGCGTCTGTCGGATCGTCGTTCGCGGTACTTGCACCACTTCAATCAGTTCTGACGCACACTCCCATTCTGCCGACTCCGACTCCTCAGTTCGCCCCCTTGACGAAGATGCGCGTAGCGCATCCAAATCGACGGTGAGCGGAGTACTTGGACCTGGGCTGGAACAATCTTGTTCCAACTGTCTGTAGGTAGGTCCACCAACCTTTATCTTCCGACCACTTCGAGGATTGACAGTGCGATCCAACATCCACTCTTCGCACTCGAGTCGCGTCATCGCGTTGCGCCCTCGGGTTGGGCCTCGGGGTGTTGTGAATGTCGTCGATGCCTCGCGGATTGTCGTCTTCGGCTCCGGAGTTGTTGGGTTGGAACACTCTTGCTCTAGCTGTCTGTAGGTAGGTCCACCTACCTTTATCTTCCGGCCACTTCGAGGATTAACAGTGCGATTCAGTAGCCACTCTTCGCATGGTGACGAACTACGTGTTGGTTCTAATATTTTTCCACCACAAGGCTTATCATACAAAAAATGAAATTTAAATTTTTAGAAATTCATAAGTCATATCAACATGTCTTACTCCAAATATTATTTTGATTTCGTTAAAAACAATCCAGATAAACCATGGAATTGGTATGCGTTGTCTGGAAATCCGAACATTACATGGGACATTGTGAGCGACAATCCAGACAAACCATGGAGTTGGTATGCGTTGTCTAGAAATCCGAACATTACATGGGACATTGTGAGAGACAATCCACGCAAACCGTGGGACTGGGATGTGTTGTCTAGAAATCCGAACATTACATGGGACATTGTGAGAGACAACCCAGACAAACCATGGAGTTGGGCTGAGTTGTCTAGAAATCCGAACCTCACCCAGGACATTGTGAGAGACAATCCAGATAAACCATGGCGGTGGTATGAATTGTCTAGACATCCGAACCTCTGGGACATGGTGAGAGACAACCCATGCAAACCGTGGGACTGGTATGAGTTGTCTGGAAATCCGAACATCGCTATGGACATTGTGAGAGACAATCCAGATAAACCATGGCAGTGGTATGAATTGTCTAGACATCCGAACATCACATGGGACATTGTGAGAGACAACCCAGGCAAACCATGGAGTTGGCATGAGTTGTCTAGAAATCCGAACATTACATGGGACATTGTGAGAGACAATCCAGATAAACCATGGAAATGGTATGAGTTGTCTAGAAATCCGAACATTACATGGGACATAGTGAGAGACAATCTAGATAAACCATGGAGTTGGAAGTTCTTGTCTGGAAATCCGAACATCACATGGGACATTGTGAGAGACAACCCAGACAAACCATGGAGTTGGGCTGAGTTGTCTGAAAATCCGAACCTCACCCGGGACATAGTGAGAGACAATCCAGACAAACCATGGAATTGGTATGCGTTGTCTAGAAATCCGAACCTCGCCTGGGACATTGTGAGAGACAACCCAGGCGAACCGTGGGACTGGGATGAGTTGTCTAGAAATCCGAACATTACATGGGACATTGTGAGAGACAACCCAGATAAACCATGGGATTGGGATCGCTTGTCTAAATTATGTTAAAAGGACCACTTTGAAAATCTGAAAATCTCAACTCCTTCTCTCTTCTCAACTCGGGCGCAGAGCGCCCTCGTGAGGTGGTGAAACCACCGAACTCGTCTCTTTTCAATCTTTGATCCTCTCAAGAGGATCAAAGATAAACACTTGGCTCGTGATTGAATTTAATCTAATATTTTTCCACCACATTTGAATAATTTTAGCTGAGCGATGTTATCGTTATTTGAAAGTCCAAAAGGAAAAAATAGTGGCATACTCGTTGATTTTCCATACCAGATTAATATTATCCAGCAAACGTGCTGTAACTCGTACAAAAAATTCTTAATGTAGTAAAATGAATTATGTAGAATGAATTATGTAGAATAAAAATGGCATGCGTTATCCACACAAATTTATATGACGACTCAATTTTGATCAAGATGCAAAAAGATTTGACAAAAAAGATTGAGTCTGGAAACCCTCAATATTCGAAAGAAACAAAAATCATTTATGTTTTTTCAGTCAATGAGCAAGTTGAAAGTAGACCATGTAATATTCCATTTAATTATGGTTTGCAATTGGTTGCAAAAAATAATGTGCAAATAGATAGACCAACCAGAAAAATGTTAAAACCAATGTCTCAACCATTCACCGGTTCTTTGAGAGTCGAACAAAAACTGTGCAGGGATCAAGCGCTTAACATTTTATTAACAAGCAAAAGTGTCATGATATCTTGTTACACCGGGTTTGGCAAAACGGTGACTGCAATTAACATGGCAACCAAAATCAAATTCAAGACGCTCATATCGGTACCCAAAAAAGCACTGCTTAAACAGTGGGAAACCGAGATTGCGACATTCGTGCCTGCAGCGACTGTACAGATCATTGATCCAAGCAAGATCTCTAACTTAGAACCCAACACGATTCCAGACTTTTGCATTATCAACTCTTGCAATATCCATAAACTACCAGAAACATTCAGAAAAGAGTACGGACTCGTCATAGTTGACGAAGCACATCTCCAGATGACAGAACGGCTCTCTGAAAATCTACTGTGTTTGACGCCTCGCTATCTGGTCGGAATTACAGCAACACCTTACCGAGAGGATGGATACAATGTGCTCTTTAATCTGTTTTTTGGCTCAGAAAAAGTTGTTTACAGCTTAAACAAAAAACACATTGTTTATAAAGTTAAAACCGGGTTTGTACCAGATGCTAAAAAAACTATGGGTCCAAATTACCAATCAAAAATCGATTGGAATGGAATATTGGATGAACAGTCAAAAGACGTTAAACGCAATAAAATAATTGTTGATATTGTGTTACGGTTTAAAGAACGCGTGTTTTTGATTCTGGTGAAACGAGTGGAACATGGAAATTATTTACTAAAACAGCTAGAGCAGCACGGCGAAAGTGTCACGTCTTTGCTTGGGAAGCAGCAAGTCTTTGACAAAGGCGCGCGTATTTTGATCGGCACCAATTCAAAAATAGGTACTGGATTCGACCATCCGCGATTAGACACGTTGCTGTGCGCGTGTGATATGGTTGCATACTATATTCAGTTTATAGGACGCGTTATGAGACGTAAGGATGTGGAGCCTGTCATATTTGATTTGGTCGATTCGCATCCCACATTGGTACGACACTTTAAGAATAGAGAAAAGGTGTATTTAAAACACGGTGGAGAAATTTTAAAATACTCGACCGATACATAAGTACAATTTTAGAAAGCTTGTCACACACGCACCCTTTACAAGCAATTTTTGTTTCACTGGAAACGCCTCGAAAAGTCTAAGAGAATGGTTGAGTATTACCAAAGAAGCCGCCATCCAGATCTGGATGGCGGCTTCTACGAAGTCCACGGTGATAACAAAGACAAAACAGATCGGCAATTTACCGGAACTTATGTCCCCCAAGAACTTATTTTGGTGTACGAAAGGACCAAATATAAAATTTTAACTAAATGTGATAATTTATTTTGGCAGGCGCTTCCGTAAACATCAAGCGCAAAAATTATCGTAATTGGAGTCTATTACCAAAAAATTGAAATTTTTAAAATGTATGTGGGACTAATAAAGATGGAAAACGTTGAGTTATCAAACTGTATCTACGAGCATATCAAAGATACTTTTTATTATGGTCTCGTTGGAGACTTTCGGCTCGTCATCGACAAGTCAACAGGCTTCTTCAATGCAACAAAGCTGTGTGACCAAGGAGGCAAAAAACAATTTAGACAATGGAAAATTTTAGAGAAATCTAAAAAGATGATTGAGTATTACCAAAGAAGCTGCCGTCAGAATTCTGACGGCAGCTTCTTATATGAAGTCAAACTTCAAAACAATGACAATCTTAATAAACAGATCACCGGAACTTATGTCCCCCAAGAACTTATTTTGGAAATTGCATCGTGGGTGTCAATAGAGTTTTACGACAAGTGCAACAAGATCATAATCAACTACTTTGTCAATGAGTTTAAAAAAATGGATAAATCTAAGCTTAAAAACAAAATTAAAGAAGTCGAAGAACAAATGGAGAAGTTGACCTTAGAACATGAGGAAAAAATAGTGGAGAACAGCGAGCTTAAAGCATTGATAATTAGATTAGAAGATTCAAACAAGCGACAAGAAGAGTATATGCGCTCTCTTGGTATCTCTCTTGAAGAAGTCAAAGATCAGAACACTAGTCTCAAAACAGATATTAAAGAAGCGACTAAAAAAGTTGATAATATTCAACGTAAATTGGGTATTGCAGTCGAAGATCGAGCACCGCTTCCCGAAAACAAGGCCAAACGAGAAAGATTCGTTCTGCTTAAGCGCAACGATGACGAGTACTATCCATATTACACCATCCGAGCACAAGACGATTACACTAAGCGCAAGCTAAAGTTCGAGCGACGACACTTTTCCAACTTGGAGGTTTTGCTGGACTTTGCGTGTAATCCGAACTCCAAGACGCTTTACACCAGGATCAAGGAGAGTTTGAAGGCCAAGTGCGTCGTATTTAAGGGGAACAATATCGATCTCGAACCCTCTGATGTGACAGAACAACAGTTGATAGATGAAATGATTATGATTAATGATGCGAAACGAGACATCACCAGCGATTAATTAAATTTTATTTTTAATGTTGCAAAAACATTAAAAATTTCCCCAGTTGTCTCCGTGTTCTTCAACGCGGCACTTCTTTTAACTGTTTTTTCTTGAAGTCAACTTAATTTCTATAATAAAGATGAACGCTTTAATCAACTTGAAGGATTGCAGAGAATACATGACAATCACTTTGAATAATAAAGACCACCGGATTAAACTCTCCGGAACTATAGACGATCCCTACTTTTGTGGACGTAATGTATGTGACATATTAGGATATAAAGACCCTAAAGATGCAATTCAAAGATATGTAGAAAAAGAAGATAAAAAAGATCTTAAACAATTTCAAACATTTAATGGTTCTGATGAACCTAACGAGTTGGGGGGAGGAGCTCCCCCCAACTCGTTAGGTTCATCAGAACCATTAAATTACCACGAAGGCAAAACTGTTTATATTAACGAATCCGGACTATATTCTCTGATTTTATCATCTCAGGCACCATTTGCTAAAGAGTTTAAAAAGTTGGTTTGTAAAATCATTCTCCCATCAATTAGAAAATACGGTTCGTATCAAATCGAGTCTAAACTCTCAGAAGCGATGGATCAATTGGCAATCAAAGAAAAGTCGGAAGAAGAGCTCAAAACGAAACTTGCTAAAGCTGAGCGTAAAGCGATCCGCGTCAACAAGTTCATGAGACGCATAGTGGTCAAAGAACACAAACTAGAGTGGATCTACATCGCCACAAATGACCAATACGCAAGAGAAAGGCTATTCAAGATTGGGTCTACCACACGTCTAAGTAGCCGAATCGCCTCGTATAACACAGGAAGGGCAAAGGGGGTCGACACTTATTACTACGTTTGGGCCATCAAATGCTACAACTCGAAAGACGTAGACAATCACATCCAAAAGCTGCTCTCCGAGTTCAAATACGGAAAGAACCAAGACGTCTCAAAGGAGAATAGGTCCGAAATGTACCACGGAATAAAGTTTACCGACTTGAAAGACATAGTTGCCTTTATAGTGAACAACTACGATGCAAGTGTGGATTACATTAACAACTTTATCAAAGCGCGGCTAAACCAGAGTATGGAAGAGGAGGACGACATTCCACCACCGCTAAACTACAAGAAGCTCACGTACCAAATCGGGGAGCACACAGAGACGATAGACATCGAGAACGAGGAGACAGAGTCGATCAGAGAAGCGTTGGAAGACATCTTGTCTAGTCTCAAGGATCAAGAGGAGCGCACCATTTCGCGCGAAGCGCTGTTAACACAACTACTGAGTGTGACAAACGCGAGCAAGCAGAGTTTGTGGAGTCAGATCAAAGAGTTTACGGGGTGGAAGAATAGTAAGACAGAGATTGACGAGGGCAGTTTTAGGTATAAGATTGTTTATTAGAGATTGTTGAAAAAAATTCGCTCGTCTCTCTTCTCAACAAAAATTTATAATTGCAACGGCGTGTGATCCTTTGTATTCCGAGTCCGGGTGAATCGAATGCTGACAAGCAATTTTAATTGTGTTAATTTTTTTCTTCAGAGTTCCAAACTTTTTGGAGCATTTCCCCAAAAAGACATTTAGTTTTATGGTTATTTTGATTGGAAACGCCTCGAAAAGTCTAAGAGAATGGTTGAGTATTACCAAACGTTGAGTTATCAAACTGTATCTACGAGCATATCAAAGATACTTTTTTTCAAAGATATGTAGAAAAAGAAGATAAAAAAAAATCTTAAACAATTTCAAACATTTAATGGTTCTGATGAACTCGTTAGGTTCATCAGAACCATTAAATTACCACGAAGGCAAAACTATAAGATTGTTTATTAGAAGATTGTTGAAAAAATTCGCTCGTCTCTCTTCTCAACAAAAATTTAAAAAATGAAAAATTTAATCAAGACAATTTAATAATAAAAGATGAGTTCAAAAGTTAAATACAGCGTAAAAAACGATATCCAACATGTATTGGATTGTTCAGACGTGTATATCGGTGATACAGGCGCGATTACACGGCGTGAATACGTGTTTTCGAAAAATAAAATAACATCTCGTATCATCGATACTCCAGAAGCACTAATCAGAATTTTTGTTGAAGTTTTGACCAATGCCGTCGACAATGTAGAACGAAGCAAAAACTCTGCGACTCCCACAACTGCAATCAAAATAAATATCGATCCAGACACCGGTTTAACAAGTGTTTGGAATGACGGCCAATACATTCCAATTATCAAACAAAAAGAACAGAGCGACGAAACAGACGATGGAGAGTTTGGCGAGCTTTACATCCACTCTTTGATATTTGGGCATCTAAGATCTAGCTCAAACTACGGCAACGAAGAGATCAGAGAATTGTCGGGCAAAAACGGCGTCGGAGTCAAATGCACAAACATCTTCTCCTCGTGGTTTTCTGTTTCCGGAACCGATCCAAGCCGCAAGCTAAAGCTGACGCAAGAGTGGACAAACAATATGACGCAGACCAATGGCCCAATCATTAAACCATACAAACACAAGATGGGGCACACAGAGGTAAAGTATATACCAGACTTTGCGCGATTTAAGTGTTCGAGGTACCCAAGCGATATTCTTGATCTGTTCAAAAAGCTGGTGGTGGACATAAGCGCTTTGCTGCCGAATACCGAGTTCTGGTTTTGCGGCGACCTGATCGAGATCCGCGACCTACTGACATACGCCAGACTATATTACCCGGACTCGCAAGTGGTCGACATGATCGACATCAAGTACCAGGGGTCCGAGCTCGTCATAGTGGGTGCCGAAACAGGTCACAACGTAGTGTCGTTCGTGAACGGCCAAATTACGGGCGGGGGCGGACAACACACGCAAAGCTGGACCAAGACGGTATTCTCTGGGCTGCTGGAGGCGCTAAACAGCAAGGCAGATGTAAAACTCACAAAATCGGACATTTCACCATTTTTTCAGTTTTTTATCCATTCAAGGGTTAATAAACCCAAGTTTGACGGACAAAATAAAAATGTGTTAAAAAACCCAAAAATCGATTCTCACATCGAACCAAGATATCTTAATAAAATTCTAAAGTGGTCTGTAATCTCTACGATCAAAAACAGAGTGTTGCGGTCCAAAGAGCTCTTGACTTTGAAAAAGATCGAGAAATGCCCGAAAACCAAAATAGTCCAGGTCGACGGGTACGATCCGGCCAACACGTTCGGGGTCGAGAGCATTCTGATTGTCTGCGAGGGGCTGTCTGCCAAATCATATGCGGTGGCTGGGATTCAAACAGGGATTTTCGGAAAAAAGGGGAGAAATAATTTTGGAATTTTACCTTTGCGGGGCAAATTTTTAAACGTCAAAAATACCAGTTTATCAAAGATTGGAGAAAATAAGGTTGTTTCTGATCTTATAAAAACATTAAATTTAAGATTCAATGTTGATTATTCTGTTTTTCAAAATTACAGAGCGTTAAATTACGGCACTCTCTTAATTTTAACAGACGCAGATAAGGACGGAATCCATATCAAAGGTCTCATCATCAATTTCTTTGAAGAACTATTTCCATCGCTATTTAGACGAAAAGACTTTATTATTAGTATGGAAACACCTATAGTAAAGGTTTTAGGCAAAAAGTCTCGTTTGTTTTATGATGAAAACACATTTGAAAAATATAGAAGAGAGCACGAGAATGAAAATATTCAATTCAAGTATTACAAGGGACTAGGTACAATTAGACCATCCGACGTTTCGTCCTTTTTCGGACAGAAAATCGTCAAATATAGGTGCGATTCCAAAGGTTCGGACACCATTAACAAAGTCTTTAAAGACGATTTTGCGAATGCTCGAAAAGAGTGGTTAAGTTTCCACGACCCCAAGGTGTCAAAGTACTGTTTGGATGAAATTCCCGCGATCGATAATGTCTCGAATGTTAAAGTAAGCGATTTTATGGAACACGAGATGGTTAAATTTTCGTATGAAGACTGTAAGAGAAGTTTGCCGTCGTGTCTTGATGGTTTAAAAGAGTCGCAAAGAAAGGTGATTTACGCAATTAGGAAAAAATTCAAAAGCACTTCAAAATTTCTGAAAGTCGTTCAGTTGAGCGGGTATGTCGCCGAACAAACCGACTACAAACACGGAGAACAAAATTTGTGCGAAACCATCATCAAACTGGCACAACAATACGTTGGAACAAACAACCTGCCACTTTTAGAACCCGATGGCCAATTTGGCTCTAGACTGTCTGGTGGAAAGGATGCGGCAAACGAACGATACATATTTACTAAGCCGTCCAAAGTTTTGAAATATATTTTTAGAGAAGAAGACGATAACGTTTTAACATACACCAATGAAAATGAACCTTGCTTTTTCGTGCCCATCATACCCTTAATCCTAGTCAATGGATCAGTTGGGATTGGAACTGGATGGTCATGTTTCGTACCGCAATTTAACCACCGCGAGATTATCAGCTATTTGAAGTTAAAATTGGCGGGCGAAACAACGGAACCGTTAACATTGGTTCCTTGGTATAAAGGGTTTAAAGGTAAAATTAAATCAACAGACAAATCTACAAGATTTGTTACGTATGGTAAAATGAAACGGCTTGATAATACAACGCTACACGTAACGGAACTTCCCATTGGGATGTGGACCGATAAATTCAAAGAGCAGTGTCACGAACTTATTGAAAAGGGCTCTTTGTCTAGATTGATCAACGAAAGTGGTACTGATAAAGTAAGTTTCTATTTAAAAGGATTGGCGGATCTTTCAGAAATAAAATTAACATCAAAACTGCATACAAGTAATATGGTACTTTTTAATGAACACGACATTATAACAAAATATCAAACTATAGATGACATATTGACAAACTATTATAGTGTTCGACTGCATTATTACGAGTTACGCAAAAAATACTTGATTCAAAAATTAAAAATGTCCATAAAAATCAACGAAAATAAACTTAGATTTATCTTTAAAGTTGTAAACAACGACAGTTTTTTAAAACAAGACGAAGATGTGATTATTACGGAATTAGAGATGGAAAGTTTTTTAAAGGTTGATGAAACATTTAATTATCTTTTAAACATTCCCATACGTAATTGTACGGTTAACGCTATCAAGAAACTTGAACTGTCTATAAAACAACTTGAGCAAGACTTGGAACAATTAATCTTACAAACCATTTCGAAAATGTGGTTAAATGATCTGTTGGAACTTGAACAAAATATGGATGAATAAGAAAATAAAGTCAAATAATCATCCGTCTAAGAAAATGACAAGGTCACCCAATTTAATGGTCTAAGACCAGTAATGAAATAAAGGAAGAACGAGAATGACGAAGAGCATTTTGGTGAACAACCCAGAAAAATGATGGAGGGGAAGGCTGGAAAAGGCCAACACCAAATAGGGGAAATGTTCAAGGCTAAATTAAGCATAGATTTAACATGTTATTATATAAAATGGAGATAATTGGAGATTAAGGTTTCAAGATTTAAATATACATTAAGAGATGGTTCGGAATTTTTAAATTCTTAATGTAAAATATTGTTAACAAAAAATCATGATTCTTTTAAAATTAAAATATATTTTGCATGTTGATCGAGTTGGTTTGATAAAAAAATAAATATCGATAAAATCTCATTTTTTCTTCATTGTCATCAAATGACTCCCTGGTCTTCTCAATCCACATGAGATACCTGAGGATATGCAGGATGAATAGAAAGTGTTAATGCACTTCCATTGGATCGAAAATAAGAAAGAAAAAAACGTAAAAAGAATTTTAGTTTCAGTATCAAGATGAAAAATAAGCAAAAAAAAAAATTAATTCCGATATAAAAAAACTAGCCGAGAACTGTATTGAAATCACAAAAAAAAAAAGAAAAAAACTAAAAAAAAAATGTCACATTTTTTGGAGGAAGTAACAGACAACAAAAAATTAATAAAAAAACACTTTTTAAAAACCAATTTTTAGGAAATAAATCATTGATAACAAACAAAAAAGGAAATTAAGTCAAGAATGAAACAAAAAAAAAGGCAACCCAATTTAATGGTCTAAGACCATCAAATTAGTAATGAAATAAAGGAAGAAATGGGTCAGGCAGAGATGATGGGGGAAGGCTGGAAAAGTCCACACCCCAGAAAAATGATGGAGGGAAAGGCTGGAAAAAGCCAGGGGAAGGCTGGAAAAGGCCATACCCCAGAAAAATGATGGAGGGGAAGGCTGGAAAAGGCCAACACCAGCCAACAAAAGGCCATACCCCAGAAAAATGATGGAGGGGAAGGCTGGAAAAGGCCAAACGGACTCGTTCCACAAGAAGAATTTATCGATCGATTGCAACCAGAAAATTGATCGACTTAAACCAAAAACATGACCAAAACAACCTTTGAGTTAACCATGAACTGTATCAAGATTATCGAAAAGTTTTTCACAACAGCCCCAGCAGTCGCCGACTTGAACGACAGTGAAACTGCCGAACGGGTAGATGACATCTCCAACTTGTTGTGCGACTCTAGTGACATCGAGGATAAGGATATCGACCGTTATCTCGACCTGGTCTACTTTTTCTACAACAATAACTGTCTTCTTAGAGACATTTACAATCTCAAAACCGACGAGAGTGTTAAGAAATCCCTGGAGCTGGAATATCTGAGATTTTCATTTCTGACGTTTTCAGAGGGTTCTATTTCGCGTATAACATTCAAAGACTTTGTAAAAGACCCCAATCATATCAAATATCGGTTGAGACGGCTCGGGCAGAGTGCAGAACGCGCCCCATCATCATTAGAAGCGTTCGCCATTGAAACAATTTTCAAGCACTCTCTAAACACCGATCTTCTTCCCGCTTTATTAAAGAATAAAGTGCTCCAGGAATGCTAGGCCTTGAAACACACAGGAAAATGAACGTTTAATAAAGGAAGACAAATGGGTCACCCAATTTAATGGTCTAAGACCATCAAATTGGCAACAAATGGGTCACCCAATTTAATGGTCTAAGACCATCAAATTGGCAAAAAGGTTCCCAAATATTAAAGAATAATATTAAAGAATAAAGTGCAAGACTCAATGTCGCGTGCCTATTACAGATCATATTCGACCTATTTGTTTACCAACAAACAAAGCTGAATTGTATAATATTAAAGAATAAAGTGCAAGACTCAATGATCGCGTGCCTTACAGATCATATTCGACCTTTTGTTTACCAACAAACAAAGCTGAATTGAAAAATCCTACTGAATTGTTTACCAACAAACAAAGCTGAATTGTATACCTTGAAAAATCCTACTGAAAATTAAAAAGGCGCAAAATGTGGTTGATGGTTGAATTAGCAACTGTAGATAAAGAGCTTCCTAACGTCGATTGCAACCAGAAAATTGATCGACTTAAACCAAAAACATTGCCCAAAACAACCTATGAGTTACAAGCAAACAACATGACTTTATTAAACACATTGATGAAGAACATTGACAAGCACGTCCACCAACTGATTGAGTGGATTGAACAAACGTACGAAGTTGACGCAAACGAAATCAGCGCCAAGTGGAAAGAGATCAGCGGCTCTGGGGCCGGGAAAACCGGGAAAGCTCAACACGTCAACAGCGGTCTAGACCCCACTCTGTGCCAACACACATTCCGCGTCGGCAACAACGCCGGCATGCAATGCGGTGTGAAGCCCAAGGACGGCCCTCTGTGCAGCTCCCACAAGCCCAAGTCTCGCGCCAGTTCCAACGAGAAGACCGTCGACATCGTCGACGGTGCGCTCAACCCCATCTACTGCAACTTTGAGGTCGGCGAGAGAAAGCAATGCGGCGTAAAGCCCAAAGCCGGAGGATTGTGCAGTATTCACAGGAACGGGGCTCCCAAGATCAAGACTGTGCCTCTTGTGGACGGAGTCGTGGACCCCATGTTCTGCAATCGCAAGCTCAGCGAGACTACGCAGTGCGGAGTGAAGCCGAAGGCGGGCAACTATTGTAGTAGTCACAGGGAACCCATTCCGAAGACTCCGAGCTCGAGTAAGAGCGAGAAGACATCACGAAAGTTGAAGAGCGAAACTGACTCTGACGAAACTGACTCTGAGCCACGTCGAGTAACTCGTTCTCAAGCCAGAAAGTTAAAGAAGAGCGACTCTGATTCTCAAGCCAGCAGCGAGGAAAGTGAGATCAGCGAAAGTGATGGCGAAAGCGATGGCGAGGATGAGCCCATCTTGAAAGATGCCATCTCAAGAGCAAAAATTCATTTTTAAATTTAGGATTGATCGACGAGAAATCAAATTTTTTGAAGTAAGAAAATAAAGGAAGACAAATGGTCACCCAATTTAATGGTCTAAGACCATCAAATTACATACCTTGATTAAGGGATTTCGGGCAAATATCCACGAAAGGCAGTTCCAACCAGAATTTTTTTTAAAAAATTGATTAAGCTAAAATAAAGCTAAAATAAATAATAAAAAATGAATCGTAATATGTGTATTGACGCTCCGAAGACGATCGTTGAGGACAAATGTAAACATGTTTTTAAATCCGGTAAAAAAATTGGCGAGCAATGTTCTACAAAACCTCGTAATAATTATTTATTTTGTTCTGTTCATCGACAAACGAGAGTTCAACCTGGGTGTCATCAAGATTTTAAAATTATTAGGCTTATAGGCAAAGGTAAATTCGGCAATGTTTTTTTGGTCGAAAAAGTTGGTGGTGTGGATAATGGTGCGGTATATGCGATGAAAATCATCAGTAGTATAAATAAAAAGACGATGACAGAATTTACCATATTAAAGAGAAACGTTGATCATCCGTTTTTGATGAAATTGCATTATTCGTTTAAAATTCGAAACCGTGTATATTTCGTGATGGATTTTATCCAAGGCGGTGATTTATTTACCTATCTGTGTCGCAATACGATGAAAGAAAGTAACGTGCGTTGTTTAACAGCGCAGATAATCTTAGCTGTGGAAGAGCTACATAACCAAAATATTATATACGGAGATTTAAAGCTGGAAAATACATTGTTGGATAGCGAGGGGAACGTCGTTTTAGCTGATTTTGGTCTCTCAATTATAGGAAAACAATCCAACGGTTTATGTGGTGGTACACATTCTTATATGGCTCCAGAAATATTTCAAAAAAACGCATATAGTTTTATGGTCGATTGGTACAGTCTTGGGATATTAATACTCGAAATGATAACCGGTCAACAACAAGGGCCCCGCAGTAGTTTTTCCTCCTCGGGACTCGACTACTATAAACCGAGTATCCCTGATGATTTATCGTGCGAAATCAAAGATTTAATATACAAATTAACAGAAGAAAATCCTAATATAAGATTGGGTTCGAAAGGAGCACAACAAATTAAAAACCATCCATTTTTTAGAAAAATAAAATGGAACTCTGTGAAAGAAAAGGTTTATGATTCGAGATTACAAATAGAAGAAATTGCGAACAAATATGATACGAGTAATTTTGAACAAGACTTTACAGATCAGAGTATCGACGCTTGCGAAGATATTAAAGATGTTGGTAAAGTTAGTACTTCATTTTATTTTAACAAGTATGATATCATCAACAGCTGAACGAACACTGTCCTTCAACAGCTGAAACGCAGGGAGACGTCGCACTGTTGGCCATTACGAATGCTGAGGTTAAACAAGTTTCATGGCGGAAAGTTGTCTACTCGTTGTTAGCGCAAAAAAAAGAGTAAATAAATGTCAGCTGGAGCAATATCGTTAGAATCAGCATTACGTACTTGTAAAGTTGATGCGGGTTGGGCAAATAGGCTTGAGTCAAATCGTATTATCGGACCCGCGTCCGAGAAAACCTGTCCGCTTTGGACAGGTTTTGATTTAACTGGTCGCCCGGTTTGTCCAGACAGTTTTAATACAAAAAGTGCAGGATGTAATAGTGCTTTGGATCGATTACTTGTAGAAAACGAAGTTTCAAGACCACAGTACATTCCATACATCAATTTGTCAATGGAAGGTGTAACAGGCGAATGGTTATATGACGAACGGTTTAATGGAGCCCAACAAAGTCAACAGTTTATGAGAAATTTACATAACATTGGTGGAACCTTTGGACAACAGTTGTCAGCCCATGTAAAACCGGGAGGTACATGTACATGGAATAGTTACCAACAAGCACAAGCACAAAACAACCAAAGCAACAGACAGTGTCAATCAAATATGTTGTATGCCAACAATTCAGAATACCGTGAGCTTGGTGGTTACTATTAAAAATTACTTATTAAAAATGTTTGTTTAGTCTTAATGTTCTTAGAACATTAAAATTAACAGAAAATTGATTAAAAAAGTAAAAATAATAAATAAAACAATCATGAATACTGATATGAAGCCTACTGAT